CTGACCTTTAACTAATCGTTCACAGGCTTCATGTACTTGAGTTCCTTCTTTACCTGCCTTTCTCATAATAAGATCGGCGTTATGCCCAACGTCTTTCAACCATGTTTCGAAAAACTTATTCTTGGGCATATATTGGAGTATAGTTGTTACGGACGGGTAGTATACTCCTTCGCCTCTCTTGTAAACTCTTCTATCTAAAAAGTTAATTTGTTTCAATTCTGGGTTAAATTCAAGTCTTTTCTTCTCGTTTTGTTCGAGAATATTCATTCCTTGTTTAATCATACTTGTGTTTTAAATTATAGGGTTTTCTGCTTAATTACAGGTAATTCTATTAAGTTATATTTTTTAATACTTAATTTATGCAAAGCATACCCTAATGCTAAGCCTTCCCCGTTGCCTATACCGGAATAGACATTTTTTTTAGTTTTACTGTTATTTTCAAATATATTTCTTAGTGATTCTATTTCATTAATTATATTAGTTAAGTTTGGATTAAAGGGAAAGACAAACGTTCTTTCTAAGATTGGTTCTATTGAAGATATATTATAGCCTTTGTTTTCAAAATAATTTAAAATATTATCCCAGTAACCAAGTTCAAAATAAGGAGTTTTAAAATCTCTAAGGTATTCAGCAGAACTTTTATTGTCCCAATTGCCGTTTGTATAGATACTATTAATTTTATCTTTATCAAAATTTAGCAAGTCTGTAGATAATATATCCTGTAATCTACCTACATCAATATACATTACAGGTTCTTTTTTTTCGAACACTAATTGATAGGTTAACTTGTATTTGTCAAAGTATCTAAAAACATCACTTTTATATTTACGTACATCAGCATTTTCATAACTTTCAAGTACTCTGTCTACTTCGTCGGTATATATTACTACATTTAGTCTATTTTCTAATAAAGGTTTATATTGAAGTAATGTATCAACATAATAAGTGCCCTTAGCTATTAATAAAATTAAATTACTCATAACCCTAATTTGTGTTGAAGTATACCGTTTAGATCTAACTCTATAGCAGTTTGTATATGTTCAGTAAAAGCTCTAAACCCCATTTCAGAAGGATCTTTGTCAGGTAAGCTAATTACAAATACTCTTTTACCTTGATTTAAAAATTTCTCTCCTATTTCGAGAGCTTTATCTCTTGCATCTGTATCTAATGCAATATATATGTCTTGTACGTTACTGGTAATAATTTTCTTATAGAGTGAATTAGAGATGCTCTTTCCCAGTATAGGGATAGCGTTTCGACGTATTGCCATAGCGTCAAATACTCCTTCACATAAAATAATAGGCTGGTCCCAGTTAATTAGGTTCTCAAAAAATATTATGTCTTTTGAGGCTTCTGGGTTCTTGTATTTAAAATAGTTCCCATCATAAGCTCGTGCAACAAAAAAGTTGAGTTGATTGGATCCAGAATAACTTGGGATAATAACTCGTCCTCCATATTCTCCAGTTGTTGCGTATCCAATCCCATATTTAATAAAATCATTATCGGAAAGTCCTCTCTCATATAGGTATCTTTTAACTAAGTTAGCAACAACCGAGGTAGTAGAAGCCGAATATAGCGGTTGATACTCTTTCGGGAGTTCTATTATAGATAGTCCTTTATATTCTATTGCTGTACCTTTAGGAAGGTACTTTAGTATTTCAGCAGCTGCTTCTCTTGGAGTTTTTAATTGCTTAAGTAGAGAACGTATAGATTGACCTCGAGTTTGACAAACCCAACATTCCCAGAAGTTCTTACCTTCCTCGTTGGTAGCCATGTTAATTTCTAACTTAGGTTTGCGATGATTACAAAAAGGGCAATGAAAAGCATAATTATCTCTTGCTCTTTTATGACTCTTACCTAAGATATTTTCTATAGATCCTAAAAGGAAAGTATAATCCATATAACCAGTCCGTATCTTAATAGATAAGATAAGAACTTTTTATTGAAAGAGCAACTACTTTTCAGTATTTGTTATAAGTTCGTTGATTGCAGAAGATATAGATTTATATAATATATTTTTATTTTCTATATCTAAATATTCTTGTAATTTAGTAGCAATAGCTTCAGATAACTTTTGTACGTCCTCTGAGGATAGTTGTAATTCAGAGCGTTCAATAACTCTTTTATTTTCTAATATGATTTTTGATAATTTCATATATTGAATTGGAATTTAATATCAGGGAAGAATTCTCTATCATCGTCTATATCTACATCGTAGTAATTAGATTCATTAGTTATTTCAAAACCTTTAGCTTCTAAAAAGTTTTTAAGATTTTTCCATTCAGCAGGATCAACTTCACTTTTTGTTCTGAAAGAAACTTTTCCATATCCTTTATCTTTAAGAGGATCATCTTCTGATCTACCACCGGCATAAGCACCCATATCTACAAAGATGTCTTCTCTATTATAGGTATCTCTTAATTCTCTCTCAAGCTTTTTTGCTTCTTCCCTGTATTTGAGAAAGTCTTCCGTTAGTATGATATTCTTAAGTTTCATTTTCCTTGTCCTACGTATATCTTTTTATAGTTCTTAGAACTTTTTAATTTTGATGTTTTAGACTTAGCATGTCTGCCTGGTCTCTTCTTTTTAGGTCTATCTATGTAATTACCTAAGGTTAATCCTTTTGCCATCTATTTAACAATCACAGCAAGAGCAGTCGCATGTATCTCCACAGTTACAAACTTTACAATCGCATTTCATAATTTAAAAATTTTAACAGTTAAATCACCTGTACCTTTTATGAGACGGTGATAGGTCTCTTTTGGTATAAATAGTTTAGTATTTTGTAATTTACGTGGAATATCATTATCTAACTGAAAGAGCCAGTCAGTATCGTGGGTAGGCTGTATATACCTATCCTCCTTATCACGATGCCATACAAATTCAAATGAGGGAGTATTTTCAGAGAACTCTCTTATAATATAACCGTCTTGTTGTTCTTCCTTATAAGGACGCATGTAGTTGTCTTAAAACCTTATTATTATTCTCTATTAAAGATAATAATTTTTTTTGGGACTTCCTACGTTTTGGATATTTAGTTGTCTGCGGGGATGAGTGTTGACCTCTTGCCATTACCAGTATCCTGAGAAGTTAGAACTACCGCCTAATGATTTCCAGTAACGTCCGATGTTACATGACCAGTAGCCAGCTTTTGTTTTATCTTTCTTGCTTGCACATTTATGACGTGCAGCAAATGAAGCTCTTGCTCCTTTTTGTTTAAATTTGACAGAGAGACCAGTATCTCCGAATGAAACTTTCTTTACGTTTCCTTTTGGAGATTTAACATAAACGTAGAACTTTTTGCTTCCTCCACGCTTTGGCTTGTTAAGTTGAACCTTCTTCCCTTGATATTCGGCTTCGTTCATATATCCAACTGAAGCTTTTAATAGATCAAATCCATTATAATCAAATGATTCGTTGTTAAGTCTAACTGCCTTTCTAAATTTGTCCATATCGATTTGGCCTCCGATTGACTCTACAAGCTCTTTGATCATATCAAAGTCTATCATTTCTTCGATAGAAGCTGCTTCGTCAATTGTATCCTCGTTCTCAATCATCTCATCAATTAGAGCGCCAACTTCGAATAGTGGATTATATTTTGTCGATACCATTGGAAGATCTAAAGGTACTTTCATACCGTTGTATTCTCCGTATTCTCCGATATCGGTTGTTTCTAAAAGCTTTTCATCTTCTTCATTTAATGTAATATACCCATCTCTCCAAGCTTCTCTTGCTTCAGCAAATAGATTAACAAAGGCTTCAGAGGAATAACGGTAGACATGCTCATGTAAAGAGAGACCGTTGTCTACATGGTACTGTAGCGATGGGTATCCGATAATGTCTTTTAGTTTAATCATTTGTAAAGTCTTTTCTATAAAATTTTCCTAATATATTGTCATTTATAAATTGATGACTACGTGTTTCAAGGACGTCATTTATAAATAGGTGCTTACACTCATAATACGTTAAAAGCTTCTTATTAGGTACAAAATCTAATATTCTACGTTCAAAGTCTTCTCTAAGATCTTTTGACTCACTAACTAACTTTTTAATAATAGGGTGTGAACCGTAGTAGTCTTTCCAATCTGATTCTGTTATTACTAACTGTTTGAGAGGAGGCCTTCCCCCTATTCCTTGCGCTTTTCGTTCTTCACGTAAAGCTTCAAGTGCTCGTTTACCGAGTCTTTTGTTACGCTCAAAGCGTAGGACTTTTTTACCAATATACTTTTGGCCGGTAGGTTTATGGTGCACCTCATAGATGAATCCATAAGTATCTTCTGGAAAGTCATTAATGTTATTGAAGATCCTACCCTGGAAAGTCCAGGTAGGGTTAGTCATATCCATATGTTTTGGTTTTCGTCGCTAAAGCTTAGACTTAAGCTCATTAATTTGTAACTGCTGTTCTTTAACAGCTTCTATTAATAACGCGACAATTTTTTCATAACGTACTGCTTTGTAGCCATTATCTCTTGTAACAACTATTTCTGGGAGTACTTTTTCTATCTCTTGAGCTATTACACCTACATCGTGTCCGGTTTCTTCAGAGTCATTATTCCAATCAAATTCATATCCTCCTATCTCATTTACTTTCTGTAAAGCATTTGTAATAGGTGTAATGTTATCTTTTAGTCTCTCATCAGATGAGTAAAAAGCTGTAATATTTCCTGTAGAGGTAATTGAACCATTAACAGTTAAACTACCGTTTATAGTAGAATTATTAGCAGCAGTAAATGTTCCACCAACGTAAGTATCACCAGAGCCAGATACTCTAATTGCAACTTTATCGTAGGTAGAATCATAATAATAATTACCTTGCCCAGATACTACAACAAAAGAATCTTGCGCTGCATCATCTCTCAATCCTATAACAAAATGTCCTCCGTCTACTGTTTCTATCAATGAACCTGAAGGGGTTCCTCCTATTAAACTAACAAGCCCGGTATCTGCTGGGGTGAATTTCTTAATTTGAGTACCGTTAATATCGAGAATATCTCCGTCAAAAGTTAAATTAGCTTCACCATTAAGTGTTTGAGTCCCAGTTGAAGTTAAAAGTCTGTTATTAGCATTGTTACTAATAGATACTTGGCTCCCTGATACTATTGCTCCAGCAATAGATGCTGATACATCTGATATTCCAGCTATAGATAAAGGTCCTTGTACTTTAACAGAACCAGTAAATGCATGAATATCATCAGGTGAATTACCAAACTTTGTTGACCCTGATTGAAATA